GTAGAGAGCGATGGGCGACAGTTAAACCCAGAGGGTTATATTGTTCACCATTGGCAGTTACTCTACCATGTCTATACCAAGATGCCTTGGCGCTGTACCTACGTACAACGCGTCGTTCCTTGGCGGCAGCGTTGTTATCGCTTACCTCTTGAACTTGAGCGTTATTAGTTTCAACTGTTACAACCACAGGGGTTGCTTCAATCGTATCAGCTTGTGGGCTGATAACACGTTCCTCCGTCAAAATGTTTTCACGTGCAATATTGTTATTTTGTGCTGCGTCAGAGACGCAAAATAGTAAAACGCTCAAACCCAAAAGCGCGACTAGTGTGCGCTTTAGCAAAGTTTGATCTCCTAATTTTTGTTAACGGGTCGGAACCCATTTCCGCAGTATGCGGACGCGTACGGCGTTGTAGTATTTACGCCGCCGCCAGACCCTTGTAACGATCCGCAGCAATGCTGGCTGCAAAGGCAAAAGGTTTGACTTTTGGCTCTATGTTACAAGTACCTATTATGTAACCGATGGCTTGAGTGACGACGCAAGAAGAGCCGTAACGTTCATCGGGGTTGATATCAAGGTGAAGCTCGCAGAATCTGTCTCCAATCGCTTCCTGGAGTTTGTAATACAGTTCCTGAACCTTGTATGCTTCGTTCATCAACCTAAGTGCTGGTCGACTTACCTTACGATCGTAATCTAGCTCTCTGGTTACTTCGCCAAAGATTCTACAACCGTGTTTGCCATCGATATGAACAACAACGACCGTAGCATAATCAGCATACCACTTTCCCTTGAGCTTGAATCTTTCGGAATCTGATCCGATGTAGATCTTCGATGTTGGCGAACAGGCTTCGATATAGGCTATTACTTCGTTCATGTTCATGTTCATGACACTACTTCTTTCTATTATTTTGCTGCTATCCCAGTAACTTTATTATACTAGATTCCTGGGAGAAGTCAAGCTTTTTTACATGCGATCTGTGAATCTTACACATGATCCAGTCGTTGTAATACTTATCAGTTTCGAGAACTGAGCATTCGAACTGGAATTTTGCTTCGTAGTAATTGCATTCGCCTTTACTCTTACAAAACATTAGAATCTCTCGGGAGAACTTGTCTTCGCCTAGAGCTTCAACGTCGGCTATGAGAGTTTTGTTAGAACCCCAATACTTCTTCCAGTCTGACTCGACAAGGATCTTTTTCTTTTTGCCCTTGACAATCTTACTCCTTCTGAACTTAAGAAGCTTCTTACCGATGTATTTCTTATTATCAATCAAGTTAGTAATGCAGTAGACGAAACCGACGTAATCATCTAGAACAGTTTCGTCTACAGGCTGTGATTCGAAAATCCATGACATAGAGGGGCATCCTTTTAACCCCTCTACTTATATCAAAACATCTCGCGACCACCGTCTGGCCAATCGTTTTCTTCGTCTTCGTCGTTTTCGTCGAATTCAATCAAGCCCATTTCTTTGAAGACTTCTTTCAACACTGGATCCGAGCTGTCGCATTCGTCTAAAATGTCGCAGTCATGGTTTATAAATGATTCGATAAGTCTCTTATACATGATGAGCTTACGCGCGTCATCGTCTACATTATCTGCAATTATTTCTGCAACATCACTAAAAAGTGAAGATCCCGAACTCCATCCCATTATAGTGTCATCCCTTTAAATGTTTCTGTTGATACGTCTTTCTTCACACCACCGACAATGTAAGATGTAATCTGAGTCTCCTGCGGCGCAACTTGAACCTCACCTCCGCTGATCCACTTTTGTGTCCAGGGTAGAGGATTTGATCCAGTGTTATATAGTACAGGCAAACCTACAGCCTGCATACGACGGTTTGTGATCCACTCAACGTAATCACAAAGAAGCTGTTTATTCAAACCGATCATTGAACCATTCTTGAAAAGATATTCAGCCCAAGCTTTCTCCTGCTCGGCAGCGGACTTGAACATCGCTACGCAATCATCACGAGTCTCTTCTTTGATCAACGCAAAATCAGGATCGTCCTGAGGAAGAACCTTGAGCAGCTGTTGAGTTCCTGCTAGGTGAAGGTTCTCATCACGAGCAATCAACTTGATGATCTTCGCATTGCCTTCCATCTTCTTCAATTCAGCGAATGCCCAGGAACAAGCAAAGCTGACGTAAAAACGAATGCCTTCAAGAATATTGACCGATGTAAGAGCCATCCAGAGCGCACGTTTGTGATGATAAGGCGATGGAGTGTTATGAGCATGCCAATTCAATGCCGCACGTTGATTCAGATCAATCAGATCGTCATAATACAGGCTGATATCCTTGGCGCAATCAACGATCTCCTGCATGTCAAGGATGTCATCAAGAACCTTTGACGGATCGCTATAGACATTACGAATGATATGTGTATATGAACGTGAATGAACGGACTCGCTGAACGTCCAGGCGATAATCCAGTTCTCGAGTTCTGGAAGCGAAGCAATAGGGCTGAAAGCTGCCGTTGGCGCGCGACCCTGAACTGAATCAAGAAGAATCTGTCGCTTCAGGTTGCTGGTGAAGATGTGTTGCTCGTTCTTCGTCAACTCACGAAAATCCTTTGTATCGCGAGTCAGGTCAACTTCTTCCGGAACCCAGAAGAACCCCATCTGCTGCCGAGTCAGCTTCTCTAGGAACGGATACTTCTGTCTATCAAATCTAGCAATGGTCGGAGCATTATCGAAGAATGCTCTAGCCTTCAGGTGATCCTTCTTGTTGCTAGAATCGAATACGTTGTAAGTCATTTTTTATTCTCTTCCGATTGTAATGTTTTTGTCCGCTCTTATATCTTTGTTGGACCAAGTCCAACATTCACCGGTTTCATTCTGAAAACAAACCCACATCAAATCGTGCTCAATTCCGTAATCAATCAAAACATGAGCCAGACCCTTGCCGAGAGGTGTTACTATCGGCAAGGGTGGATTTAGCTGTATTATCATGAAAATCTTCTCAACCTTCCGATCGTCCAACCATCACTAGGATTTTGACGAAAATATTTTTCTGTTTCACCGTCGTTGTACCATTTACAACCCGATGCATTTTTCGGGTGATTTAGTTTGTTAGCTTCAATCATTTTGTATGTATTGTTCCCTATGTACGGCTCTGGATCAAAACCTTTTTGATAAAACTTTATATAAAGATGCCTTGAAACTCCAGTTTCTTCTAAAAGATTTTCATAACCTACGTAGGTTTTTCCTTTGTATTCCAATCTTTTCAGTTTTCGTTTTCTGATGTTTTCTTTGTGCGAACTAGACTTCGGCACTCCCTTCTTAGAAGCACTCATCTTTCGTTTAGAACATTCGGAGTGTTTCAATCCTTTATGTTTTTTAGCATTTTCTAGAGCAAATCTTTTTTTCACCCAAGAATAAGTCTTGTTGTTTCGATTTGCCATCATGTTAGCAGCAAAAACTAATCCAGAACTTTGGGGATAAATCTTAGCGAGCAACAAATGAGCTACATAATGTTCTTCAGCTAACAACATCACCAGATTTTCTTTTTTGTTATCGCCCCCGACGCATTTTGGTTTTACATGATGCGCTTCGTAGTAGGTTTTTTCATCGATTTCCCTACCACGAGCACGATCGATCAGAGAATCGTAGATTTTTTTGTAGTCCATAAACACGCTCCTTTATCATACGTGTTTATTTAGTAAACTTCAGATCTTACAACTCAAACAATCCTCTTCGTCAATTTCTCCAGGAGCAAGTTTAGTTGGCTCGTATTCTGCTGCCAAATCGTTGGTTTGAAAATAGTAGAGCTGCTTACCACCATAACGATAGAACATCACGATGTGCTTGACCAGTTCGGACATAGGGATCTGCTCTTCCTCATAGAACTTTGGATTGTATGAAGTGTTGACAGAGATACCTTGGTCGATAAACTTCTGAAGCACTGCACAGATCTTCAAGTAGCCTTCCGGGGACTTTTGATCCCAGAGTAGGTCATACTTATTCTTCAGCTTTCGAACCTCGGGAACGACTTGCTTCAGGATGCCATCCTTAGATTGCTTGACCGAAACAAGTGAACGCGGAGGCTCGATACCGTTGGTTGAATTGCTGACCTGAGCAGAAGTTTCTGCTGGCATCAAAGCCATGAGTGTCGAGTTACGGATACCATTCTCGGTAGCCATTTCTCGAAGCAAGTTCCAATCCATATTATAAACCGGATGGACTAGTTCGTCAACTTCTTTTTTGTAAGTATCGATAGGAAACTGACCATAGTGGTATTGAGTTTCCTGAGACAGAGAACATTGCCCCCTGTCGCGCGCGAGCTCGACAGATGCCTTGATCAGATAATAAGACCAGGCTTCTGCATACTGATGGATCTTTTGTAGACCTTCCTGAGTTATATACTGATAGCTAAGGTCGTTACGAGCAAGCCAGTAAGCAAAGTTGACAATACCAACTCCAAGCGGTCTTCTCGACATTGTAGATCTTTTTGCTGCCGCGACCGGATAATCCTGATAGTCGAGGAGCTCATCCAAAGCACGGACAACAAGAGTGCAAGGACGTTCAAAATCACTAGGATCACGAATCTTTCCCCAGTTGATGGCGGCTAGTGTGCATAAAGAAATCTCTCCGTTTTCGTCATCAAGGTTATTTAGAGGCTTGGTCGGAAGATCGATCTCACAGCAAAGATTAGACTGTTTGATTGGTGCCTTGAACTTATCAAAAGCACCGTGATCATTTGCGTGATCAACGTTCATCAGATAGATACGTCCAGTATCCTTTCGCTCTTGAACAAAAGCTGAGAATAGATCAATCGCCGCTACAGTCTTCTTTCTGATGTTAGGGTTGTTCTCCGCTTCAATGTAGAGTTCGCGGAAACGATCGTTGTCTACAAAAAATGCGTCGTAAAGTTCGGGAACATCATTAGGGCTGAAGAGAGTAATATTCCCTCCGGTCAGAAGTCGCTCATACATCACCTTGTTGAACTGAATACCGTAATCAAGATGGCGAATACGATTTTCTTCGGTTCCCTTGTTGTTCTTCAAAACAAGCAGGTCTTCAACCTCTAGATGCCATACAGGGTAGTAGAGGGTTGCTGCTCCACCACGTACACCGCCCTGTGAACATGACTTGACTGCTGCCTGGAAAAGCTTGTAGAAAGGAATGACCCCAGTATGAGAAGCATCGCCGTTCCGAATAGGGCTCCCAATAGCACGAATCCTACCTGCACCAATACCGATGCCGGCTTTCTGCGAGACATACTTGACAATCGAGCTCGTTGTTGCATTGATTGAATCTAACGAATCATCTGTTTCAATTAGTACACAAGAAGAAAATTGGCGCTGGGGTGTTCGTAGACCAGCCATGATAGGTGTAGGCAGGGAAATCTCGAACGTAGATACTGCATCATAAAATTCCTTTACGTACTTCAAACGGGTTTCTTTAGGATAGCGACGGAAAAGAGTCATCGCGATAAGCATGATTGCCATCTGCGGAGTTTCATAGAACTCACCAGTGACGCGGTTCTTTACAAGGTACTTACCACGAAATTGTTCCATACCGGCGTAAACAATGTCAAAATCACGGTCATGGTCGATTTGCTTGTTAAGCCAATGTAGATCATCTACGGTATAAAAATCGCGGATTTCCTTATCGTAATAACCTTTCTCTACAACGTTGTCGACGTGAATGCCAAAATGAATAGGATCAGGCTGACCATACACTTCCTTGCGGAGATTGTAGTTGATCAAACGAGATGCAACATACTGGTAGTTTGGATACTCTTCTGAAATCAATTCAGAAGCTGCCTTGATCAGAGTCTCATGAATATCTGTAGATTTGATCTTGTCGTAGAACTGAACTCGAGACTTCAATTCGATTTCGCTAGCGGAAACGTTATTAAGATCTTCACAAGCCCAAGCCACGACGCGATGGAACTTGTTTAGATCTAATGGCTCGAGTTTGCCGTCTCTTTTTGTTACTCTGATCATGTATTATTATCTTTCTGTTAGAAACTTGAAAAGAAAAGTCAGCTCATTCCAAGCGGACTCAGCTACTTTCCTATGCTCCTTCTGTGTGCCGTTTTCCATACGCAACTCGCAGTAATGTATCCAGGAACGAAGAGTTCCGTTCATATACATACGAGAACGGGTCAAACCTTCCGGAAGCACTGCTCGGGCTTGTTCCTTAGCAATACCGTTGTCAATCGCCCATTCGTATGCGTATCTGGTCATTACAATAATGTCTTCTTGTAAATGATCCCAGTTGTTTTTCAACTCGCTGTTATCAGTTTCAATACTGTTCTGACGGTTCTTAGTATCTTGAAGTCTTGCTTCTCGAGTTACGAACCCAAGATCCTTTGTAGGATCAGCATACCGTTGTGAAAATTCTTGAAACGAGAATGAACGATGACGTAGAATTTGTCGAGCAATGTCACGAGTGGTATCTATCTCCATAACTACAT